TATTCAAGATGAAATTATTGAAACTTGGGTTTTATGTATTAAAAATGGATTGATGTGAAACCTTTAAATCAGAATAGAATGAGTACAAAAGACAAAGCAACAGAAATTTACAACCGTTCGATTAGATTGCACGGTTTAAATGAAGGAAAAATACAAGCTTTAAATTCAGCGGTTGCGGCTCAAAATTTAGCGCCGTTTGATCAACAAAAGTTTTGGAATGCAGTAATAAAAGAAATTCAATTCAAGTAATGAAGTATTTACTTTATTTTTGTTATTTCGTGGTAGTTAGTTCGATTTTATCGGTAATTTATTTAATATTTGCAATATGTACACTCGAATAATTTATTACAGTTGGATAATTTTAGCAGCTATTTCCGTTGTTACGCTTTGTTATGTCGTTATTAATTGAATTACACGAAGCAAAGTTACCATTTGCGGTTATTATTTCACACGAAATTACAGGAACCAACTACAGCGTTATTTATCAGGATCGATTAATTAGATCAAAAGAAATGATTGGAGCAGAAATAAATTATTTTTTGAATATTCGTAAACAAATGAAATTAATTAGCGCCCAAGAAATAGGATCAGTTTGGGAATATAATAATTTTAGATTAAAAATGCCGCATAGTTTGAAGTACAATTATTTAATAAGGAATCAAATAACAAAGAATTCATGAAGGTAAAACGTAATTTAACACGGTTTGAAAGTCACAAAATGTTTGTGTTAATTAAACATTCTCAAAGGTATTACAAAAGAAAGTTTCAAAAAATTTTAAAAATAAAAACAATAAATAATGAGTTTGATTAGAAAATAATTTGTAAATTTGTTCTCGGTTCGACTTCACTTCTTAGAACCTAAAGATGTTATTAAGACCTTTTAATGAATTTGGTAGTGAAGTCCCAAAGGAGTTAAGAGGTTTTTTTTATGCTTAAAAATTTGATTTATGAAACGAGATTCAATGATTTTTTACAGGAGCTTTTACGAAAGTTTAAACGGATTAGATCCGATTATTAAAGCAGAGGTTTACGACGCTATTTTTAGTTATGGATTAGATTTTCAGGATGCTAATTTTACTAATGAAATTGCACGGGCTTTATTTACTTTAATTAAACCACAACTTGATGCAAACTTGAAGCGATACACTAACGGAATAAAACCAAAAACAAAGCAAGTTGAAAGCAAAACGGAAGCGAAACAGAAGCGAAACGAAAGCGAACCCGAAGCTAATGTAAATGTAAATGTAAATGATAATGTAAATAAGAATAATAATATAGAGAATCGCAAAAACAAGTTTTACGATTCACTTGCTATTTTTGTTTCTGAATTTCCAAAAGAAATGATTAGGGATTTTTACAACTATTGGAGCGAACACGGAACCAACGATAAAAAGATGAGATTTGAAAAACAAACTACGTTCGGAATTAAACAAAGATTAACGGTTTGGTATAATAAAAACCCGGATCAGTATTCCAAAACTCAAATTGATCCTTTAGTTGCCTACGTAAATAAACAACTTGGATTATGAAAGGCGACGTAACAAAATATTTACTCGATTATAAACACGGGAAAATAAAAAAAGGTTTGGGAATTGATTGTACATTAGACGATTATTTACGATTCAAACCTAAACAACTGAATATTATTTTAGGCCACGATAACGTCGGAAAAACATATTTTATCAATTGGTATTTTTTAACGCTGGCAGTAAAGCACAATTTAAAATTTTGTATTTGGAGCGGTGAAAATCAAAAAGGGCAAATTTTACGTGACTTGATCCAAATGTACGTAGGGGAAAAATTCGCAGAAATTGAAGATCAAAAAATATTAAGTACGTTGACATATTTAGAACAATTTTTTGAATTTATTCCGAACGATAAACTTTATAAACCAAATGATTTACTAAAAATATTTAAAGATAGTGGATGCAATGCGGCGTTAATTGATCCTTTTACCGGATTAGATCGAGAAATGAGTTATTCAGGAAATTACGATTTTTTAAATCAGGCGCGACAATTTGTAAACGAAACAGGAATTACAATTTATATTAACACGCACCCGAATTCGGAAAGCGGCCGCACGGGTAATTTATACCCTGATGGCCACGAATGGAAAGGACATTTAAAACCACCTTTAAAAGACCATATCGAGGGCGGTAAAGCGTTTACAAATAGATGCGACGATATGTTTGTAATTCATCGATTAATTAAGCACGAAACAATGAAGTATTTTACAATGATAAACGTGGAAAAAATAAAAGATATGGACACGGGCGGAAAACACACGAATTTAGATCAACCTATTTTATGTAATTTTAACTCAGGATTAGGATTCGAAATTGGCGGAATAAATCCACTACAAAAGTTTCAAACTGCAAAGCCGAACCAATTTCCAACAAAACTAAAATTGGAAAACGTACCGGATTTAATTTCCACGAGTGAAAAAATAAGACTCGCAAACGAAAATAATCCATTTTAATGTCGATTGATTAAAGATTAAATAAAACAATGTCGAAAAAAACAAAAAAAAATCAACCTATGAGTTTAGAAATGTTAAAAAGAAAAGCCGGTTTAAATGTACTTTATTACAGGCTAAAAAATTCGATTGAAGAAATCGAAGCAAAACACCCTGAAAGAAATGATTTATTAGATCCTATGCGCGAAAGTTTAACCGAGGTTGCTGAATCAATTCAATACTTTACACACTGCGAGAATGTAACACGCGCCACGAATAGCAGAAACCACGATTTACAGTTGGAAAACATAAAGCTCAAACAGGAAAATAAAAGCCTGAATATTCATATCGGAAATTTAATTAATGGATTATGAAAAAATGTAAATACTGCAAAGAAAAATTTGAGCCTGTTTCCTTCCTTCAAAAAAACTGTTTTGAGCCTAATTGTGTAACTGAATGGATCCAGGAAACAAAGCAAAAGCAATGGACTAAGAAAAAAGCGAAGTTAAAAGCTGAATTAATGACTTTGAGCGATTATATAAAGATCGCTCAGCAAATATTTAATAAATATATTCGACTTCGTGACCAGGGGCAAAATTGCATTTCTTGTAATAAACCAGCATTAAAGGAAAACGCGGGACATTTTTACAATGCAAATAACCATTGGAACGTTCGATTTAACGAGGATAACGTGCATTTACAGTGTGAGTATTGCAATACTTATTTACATGGCAATTTAATCGAATACAGGGAAAATTTAATTACTAAAATCGGATTTTACAAATTTTCTATTTTAAAAGAGGAATCCGATAAAACGCGCAAATTTTCAATAGATGAGTTAAAAGAAATAATAAAAGAATATAAACAAAAAACAAAAAGCAAATGATTACAAATTTTGAAAATTACACGCATGAATTAACGGACCAGGAATTAGAAATTTTACCAATTGTAATTCATGGATTTAGGGCATATAAAAAAAACAACCCAATTAAAGCGGAATTAATAGTAAAACGCATGAATCAATTTTTGGAGGATCGAGGGTATAAAATAAGATTAACGCAGCCACGATTACGAAAGTTAGTAAACTATATTCGTTCAAATAGCTTATTGCCGTTAATAGCGACCTCACAGGGGTATTTTACGACTGATTGTAAACAAACTATTCAGGAACAAATTAAAAGCCTACAGGAGCGCGCAAATTCAATTGATCGTTGCGCGGTTGGTTTGGGAAAATTTATATAATATTTTTTTTAAAATTAGGTTTATATTAAAAATTTAGATTATATTTGTAAACAATTAAAAACAAAGTATGAAAAATCTATTTAAAAATTTAGCTGCATTCCAGCAGGAAATCAAAGTAATTCACAAAGTGTCACAAGGGTATGGATACAAATTTGCAGATCTACCTAAAATCTTCGAATCCATTAATCCATTAATGCAAAAGCACGGATTAGGATTTACGCAAATGATTAACACCCACGAAGGGCAAAATTATTTAATTACAATGGTATTCGATTGTGAAAGCGGCGAAAATTTAGAAAGTTCAACGTTAATTCCGATAGTTCAATTGAAAGGAATGAACGAATACCAATGTTTTGGATCCGGAATAACTTACTACCGTAGGTATTGTTTGAGTTCAATATTGGGGTTGGTAACTGATGAAGACCGGGACGCACACGGGACGCAAGTTTTAGACAAAAAAAGATTTAACGCAGCCGTTGAAAAAATACAAAGTGGAGATTTTACACGCGAAATGTTAGAAGCCCGTTTTGAGTTAACAAAAGAACAAATCAATTTCTTAAATGAAAATGGAATCTAAAGTAGTTTTATTCGACGCGGATAGCCTTATTTACCAAGCGGTTTATAAGGTTATCAACTTCGCTGAAATACGCGAAATGTACAAAGCAAAGAAACAACGCTTTGAAATTGAAATGGAAATTTTGCAGCGCGGTTACGATCGTTTTGAAAAACTAACTTTTGATATTTTAAACGAAATTGAAGAACATTACAACGTAACAAAAACAAATTACTTTTTTACAAAATGCAAAAATAATTTTAGAAAACAAATAGATCCACAATACAAAGCAAACAGAACCAAACGTAATAAGTGGGTAAACGAACTTCGCGATTATTTATTGGAATATTGGGAAAATTCATACGCTCACGACGAATACGAGGCAGATGATTTAATTTATTACAATGCTGAAACAATGGCCGTAAATCAATATATTATTTGCAGCATTGATAAGGATTTAAAACAAATTCAGGGTTTACATTTCGATTATTACCAGCTAAAAAGATACGATGAAAACGGAGAAATATTTAAAATACGCAAAGGATTTAAAAACATGACAAAAACCGATTGTGAAAAT